ATGAGCAGAGTAACCGCGATTATCTCCGCTCTGATTATCTGCATCATCGTCTGCCTGTCATGGGCTGTTAATCATTACCGTGATAACGCCATCGCCTACAAAGAGCAGCGCGACAAAAACGCCAGAGAGCTGAAGCAGGCGACCGCCACCATTACTGACATGCAGCAGCGCCAGCGTGCTGCTGATGTACTCGATGCTAAATACACGAAGGAGTTAGCCAATGCGAAAGCTGAAAATGATGCTCTTCGGCGTAAGCTTGATAATGGTGGTCGGGTGCTCGTCAAAGGAAAATGCCCTGTGCCAGCCTCAGCCAAAACCTCCAGCTCCTCCGGCATGGGCAATGAGGCCACCGTCGAACTCTCTTCAGTTGCTGGACGAAACGTTCTCGGTATCCGGGACGGAATTATCCGTGACCAAACAGCACTGAGAACGCTTCAGGAGTACATCAGGACGCAATGCCTGAAATAAATTTTTTTGCAAATCACAAAGTCAATTTAATGAGCCTCGCGATGCGGGGCTTTTTTATGTCCGCAGTAAACGCGCATCTCACGCGCATATTAACGAGAGCCTTTCAGTAAGCGAGCCTGAGAAATGCCGTTATAGGTGGCGACCTCTCTCGGGCGGCTTTTCTGTGAGACAGGCTCACTTTCTAAAAGGTAAAGACGCTATGAATAATCATTCAGTTATTCCAGCCTTCGACTTCCGAGAAATGGTGCAAGCCAAAAACGGAGAGGTCGTTACCACATCCAGAAAAATTGCCAAGTACTTCGGCAAGCGACACGGTGATGTTCTCAGGAAAATCGAGCAGGTTAAGGCTGATTGCTCGCGTGAGTTTAGCCAACGCAATTTTGCGTCGGCTGATTATATCGATGAGCAGGGCAAGGTTCGCCCGATGTACAGCCTGACGAAAGATGGCTGGATCATGGTTGTGATGGGGTTCACCGGGAAAGCTGCTGCGGCAATCAAGGAGAGCTATATCGCAGCATTCAACTGGATGGCAGAGCAACTGAGCCGCCGCATGGCAATTGGCGAAGAAATGCAGCACCGCTACGCCATCAAAGAAACACGCTCAAAGCTGAAAGGTACGATCGGCAGTCGGTTAATGAACGAACGGAAGAGAGAGAAGCGTGTCCTGGCTGTCGAGCATGAATACATTTTGCAGGTGACACAGCCTGAACTGCTGATTAATTGAAGATGTCATTACAAAGCCTATCTACGGGTGGGCTTGATAATGGCTTATACCCTACACGGGATAACTTAACTGATATCCCTTTTAACGGATAAACGGAGCCAACAATGGCAGAGATTATTCCCATGACTGAAGAACAGAAATTCCAGTTAGAGATTTACAAACTGGTCATGAACCAGAACGCAGCCGCAGAAGAAGCATTTCAGTTCATTGGCACTGACGAGTTGAAGCTTGAGCTATTCAAAATTCACTTCCAGTCAGGCGGCGCTAATTCAGATATCACGACCCGCACTATCGAAGCGGTGCGTAAATCGAAGGAAGCGTTAGACCTGTTCACTACCGGAGCATAAACATGGCAACTCAAGGTTTCGACAACCCATCCAAATTCCGCGATGAATGGGATAAGCAAGCAGAAGGGAAATAATCAATATGGCGACTGAGAAAAAGAAAGGTGGTCGCCCCTCTGATTATATGCCGGAGGTGGCTAATGACATTTGCGCATTGCTTTCCTCCGGTGAGAGTCTGCGCAAAGTTTGCGAACGCCCAGGAATGCCGAGCAAAACATCAGTTTTTCGCTGGCTGGCTGAACATCAGGAGTTTCGTGACCAGTACGCGAAGGCAACAGAGACTCGGGCCGACTCTATTTTCGAAGAGATATTCGAAATTGCTGACGACGTAATCCCTGATGCCGCCGAGGTGGCAAAGGCAAGACTTCGCGTTGATACCCGCAAATGGGCGCTGGCCAGAATGAATCCCCGTAAGTATGGCGACAAGGTAACTAATGAGCTTGTCGGCAAAGACGGCGGCGCAATCCAGATTGAAACATCACCGATGAGCACTCTATTCGGAAAATGACCTCGATTAATCCTATCTTTGAACCGTTCATTGAGGCGCATCGCTACAAAGTCGCCAAAGGCGGTCGAGGTAGCGGTAAGTCATGGGCAATTGCGAGGCTGCTTGTTGAAGCGGCGCGTCGGCAGCCTGTGCGTATTCTCTGCGCTCGTGAACTGCAAAACAGTATCAGCGATTCGGTAATCCGGTTGCTTGAAGACACCATAGAGCGGGAAGGGTATTCGGCTGAGTTTGAAATTCAGCGTTCCATGATTCGTCATCTCGGAACGAATGCTGAGTTCATGTTCTACGGCATCAAAAACAACCCGACGAAGATTAAATCGCTCGAAGGCATTGATATCTGCTGGGTGGAAGAAGCGGAAGCGGTAACAAAGGAATCGTGGGATATCCTGATACCAACCATCCGCAAGCCGTTTTCCGAAATATGGGTGAGCTTTAACCCGAAGAACATACTCGACGATACCTATCAGCGATTCGTTGTAAATCCTCCCGATGATATTTGCCTGCTGACGGTGAACTACACCGACAACCCGCACTTTCCTGAAGTTCTCCGTCTGGAGATGGAAGAGTGCAAACGCAGAAACCCGACACTGTATCGTCACATCTGGCTTGGTGAGCCAGTAAGCGCAAGTGATATGGCAATCATCAAACGTGAATGGCTTGAAGCCGCAACCGATGCGCACAAGAAACTCGGATGGAAAGCGAAAGGCGCTGTTGTCTCTGCGCATGACCCATCAGATACAGGGCCAGATGCTAAAGGTTATGCATCGCGTCACGGTTCGGTAGTTAAGCGCATTGCCGAAGGTCTGCTGATGGATATCAACGATGGTGCTGACTGGGCTACTTCGCTGGCAATTGAAGACGGCGCTGACCATTACCTGTGGGATGGTGATGGTGTTGGTGCGGGGCTACGCAGACAGACAACGGAAGCGTTCTCCGGCAAGAAAATCACCGCCACGATGTTCAAGGGCAGCGAATCGCCGTTCGATGAAGATGCACCGTATCAGGCCGGAGCATGGGCTGATGAAGTCGTGCAGGGCGACAACGTTCGCACTATTGGCGATGTGTTCCGCAATAAGCGAGCGCAATTCTATTACGCGCTGGCTGACAGGTTGTATCTGACATATCGGGCGGTTGTCCACGGTGAGTATGCAGACCCCGACGACATGCTGAGCTTCGACAAAGAAGCGATAGGCGAGAAGATGCTGGAGAAGCTGTTTGCAGAACTGACGCAGATTCAGCGCAAATTCAATAACAACGGGAAGCTGGAGCTTATGACTAAGGTCGAAATGAAGCAGAAGCTCGGTATTCCATCTCCTAACCTGGCTGATGCGTTGATGATGTGTATGCATTGCCCGGAGTCGGTTGCGCAACCAGACTATTCCAGTTACTCAATTCCTTGTGGTGTAGGTTGATATGGCAGAAAAAAAGATGACTGACTGGCATCGCAAGGTGCTGTGCAACTTTGATAATGCCTGGTCAGCAACGCAGGATATGCGTGAGCAGATTATTGAGGCTCAACGTTTCGTCAGGGTGTCCGGTGCACAGTGGGAAGGCAGCACAAACGCTGGTTACTCATTTGATGAAGGCAGGTTTGAGCATTACCCGCGCTTTGAACTAAATAAGATTGCCCGTGAATGTGATCGCATCATTGGCGAGTATCGACAGAATCGCATCAGCGTTAAATTCAGGCCGAAGGATGACAAGGCATCGGAAGCGTTAGCCGAAAAAATGAACGGCAAATTCCGCGCTGACTATCAGGAAACATCAGGTGGCGAAGCGTGTGATAACGCATTTGATGATGCTGTAACGGGCGGATTCGGTTGTTTCCGCATGTGTGCCGATTACGAAGATGAAATGGATCCGAGTAACGAGCAGCGACGCATCAGCCTTCTTCCTGTTTACGACCCAGCGACATGCGTCTTCTTCGATCAGGACAGCAAGCAATATGACCGCTCTGATGCTATGTGGGCTATGGAAATGTTCTCCATGACGCCTAAAGCGTTCGAGGCTGAATACCCTGATTCCATCGCGGCAAGTCTTTCTCGTGATGACACTGGCACTCAATATGACTGGTCAACTCCTGATGCTATCTATGTTGGTCGCTACTATGAAGTCCGCATAGAGAAGGTGAAGCTCACGGCGTGGCGCAACCCTGTTAGCGGAGAAACGGCAATCTATGATGAAGAGCAAATCAAAGATATTGTCGACGAGCTAACCGATGGTGCATTCGAACTGATCGGTGAGAGAACGGTGAAGAAACGCCGCGTTTATTGCGGTCTTCTGTCTGGCGCTGAATGGCTGGAAGAACCGAAGCGCATTCCGGGCGAACATATTCCTCTCATCCCGGTATATGGGCGTCGTTCATTTGTTGATAATCAGGAGCGAATCGAAGGCCACGCAGCAAAAGCGATGGATGCACAGCGTCTTGAGAACCTGATGGTTTCCATGATTGCAGATAACGCTACTCAGGCTGGCGGTGATGGCATTCCTGTAGTTGATGTTGACATGATTCCTGGTCCTCTCGCCACTCATTGGGCGGAGCGCAACAAAAAGCGCCCGGCGTTCCTGCCGATGGTCAGTCTGAAAAACAAAAACGGAGATATTACTGCGCAGGCTCAGGTCAGCAGTTATACGCCTCCGACACAAATGCCTCCAGCTCTTGCCGGGCTATTGCAGTACACCGGAACGGCTATTCAGCAAATTACAGGTGCGTCGCAGCTTGAGAACATGCCGAGCAACGTCGCCACCGATACCGTTGATAGCATCTTTAACCGGATGGATACGCAGTCCTATATCTACATGGACAACATGGCTAAATCCATGCGTCGCGCTGGCGTTGTGTGGCTTTCTATGGCGCGTGAGGTCTATGGCAGTGATACGCCGATGCGTATCGTTAATGAGGACGGCAGCGATGACGTGGCGCTGATGACTGGTGAAGTGGTTGACCGTCAGACAGGGCAGGTTATCGCGCTTAATGACCTTTCGCAGGGCAACTATGAAGTGACTGTCGATGTCGGTCAGTCGTTCGCTACTCGCCGTGATGCAACGGTTAAGTCGTTACTTTCCATGCTGGCACTTATCCCACCAGGAACGCCGAAGCACGACCTTGTATCGTCGATGATTCTCGACAATATGGACGGCGAAGGGATGGACGACCTTAAAGAATACAACCGCAATCAGTTGCTTCTGTCTGGAGTTATCAAGCCGAGAACACCAGAAGAACAGAAGATGGTTGAGCAGGCGAAACAACAACAGGCCAGTCAGCCAGATCCGGCTATGGTTGCTGCGCAAGGTCAGCTTCTTGCTGGTCAGGCTGAATTGCAGAAAGCGCAGAACGAACAGGCAGCCATTCAGGTTAAAGCATTCCAGGCACAGACTGATGCTCAGGTTGCAGCGGCAAATGTTGTGAAAATACTCGCATCTGCCGATAGTCAGCAGAAATCTGATATCCGCGAGGCTCTGAAACTGCTCGGACAGTTCCAGCAACAGCAAGGAGACAATGCCCGTGCTGATGCAGAGCTTGTCCTGAAAAGTCAGGCACAGGGTCATGCGCAGCGCATGGACATCAGCAGCATCCTGCAAAAATCAACTCAGCAACAACCACAGCAGTAATTAACCCATAACGTGCAATGGCTGTCTTTATGAGGCCTGGCACCCTATTGCCTTCCGATGGGCTGAACATCGAGTAAACAGGGGTAACAAATGGACCAGATGGCAGAAAACACACCAGAAGTTGAAATCGAAACCGACGCGTCAGAGCAGATTCCTGATGATGTCGAACTGGCTGAAGAAGTCGAAACAGAAGATGGCAGTGAGTCCTCTGGCAATGATGCAGAGGAAGCTACTGAAACTGATGACGACGAATCAGAACAGGAATTCTACTTTGGTGACGAAAAGCTGGATTCGCCAACCAGCGAAGATAGCGCAGAGCATGGACTGGTAAAACACCTGCGCAAGACGATTAAAGAGAAAGACCGCGAGCTGAAAGAGCTGATGCGTCAGTCTCAGAAAACCGTCGAGCAGCAGCCGGTAATCACTCAACCACCGCGAATGCCAAAACTGGATGATGAGGACATCGGTTTCGATGAAGAAATCTATCAGCAACGCATGGCTAAGTGGGCAGATGATAACGGAAAGTACCAGCAACAGGAGATGGCTCGCAAGCAGAAGGAGCAGGAGCTTCAGGCTGCTTATCAAGAGCGATTATCCAAATATCAGCAACGTGTTAAGGCTCTCAAGGTTCCTGGCTATCAGGAAGCAGAACAGGCCGTACTCGAGGAAATCCCCATCGAGACACAAAACGCGATCCTGTTTGAGTCAGAGAAGCCGGAAATCGTTGTTCTGGCGCTTGGTCGCAACGCTGAACTGCGCAAGCAACTGGCAGAAGCTACCAACCCCGTAGCAATTGGTCGTCTGCTGGAACGTATCGAATCGAAGGCCAGAATCATGCCAAAAGCAAAAACCACGGCAGCCACAACCCCGACAGTTAAGGGGAGCAACGGCGCAGTAATCAACAACCTCGACAAACTGAAAGCCAAGGCGCTGGAAACTGGTGACTGGACGCCGTATTTCGCCGCTAAAAAGGCAAAAAAATAACCTATCGGAGCATTAAGCATGGCTAACCAATTAGCAAAAGACCTTGAAATCATGTTCGAAAACTACGTTGAAGGCTTTGAGGCCGCCTGCGTAGTTTCCCGTAACGCTAAAAAATTCCGTCCCGGTGATACAGCAATGCAGCGAGCAGGTGATGTTCTGTATCGTCCGCAGCATTACCACATGAACATTGAGGAAGGCCTCGACCTCAGCGGAAAAACGCCTACAGCACTGGTTCAGCGCCTTGTTCCTTCTGTGTTCAAGGAGCCGAAAAACATTCTGTACACTCTGGATGCGCGTGAAATGCGTGACCCGGAACATAAAACTGAAGCTGGTCGCGCCGCAGGTATGCGCCTTGCTGCACAGATTGACTCTGACCTGATTTCCATGGTCACGCAGCGTGCTACTAACGTGATCACGATGGCTGACTCAACCACAGGTACACAGGGCCGTGATTTGTGGAACTGTGCGGCAGGCATTGATGCCACCATGACGGCGATTGGTGTACCTCAGGGCATCAACCGTCGCTCTTTCTGGAACCCCTTCAACTACAAAGATCTTGCAGGCGAGCTTGGTCACCGTGCCTATGCTCAGGGCGCAACCCTGACAGCATACGAAAAAGCGCAGATCCCTCCGGTTGCTTCCTTTGATAGCTACAAGACCGATATTTTTGGTCGATTACCGAAAGGAAGCACTGAATCCTTGACAGTATCAGGCCAACCTGAACACAAGGTTGAAGCGAAAGATTTAAATGGTATGCCAGTTGATAACCGACAGGGGACTATTACGGTATCTGCATCTGGCTTGCAGGTTGGTGATGCGTTCACCATTGCCGGTGTGAATTCCGTACACCAGATCACAAAAGATACCACCGGGCAACCGCAGGTATTCCGTGTTCTGGCTGTTAGCGGAACTACCGTAACAATCTCTCCAAAGATTCTCCCTGTTGAAAATGCCGATGTTGCGAGTCGTCCATATGCAAACGTCGATGCCAAGCCGGCAGCATCAGCAGCAATCACCATTCTCAACAAGAACGCAGCACCTGCTAACCTGTTCTGGGCTGATGGTTCTGTTGAGCTGATGTACGGCAAACTGGCGTTCCCGACTGGTCAGGGTCCACAGGTAATGACAGCAACCACCGAGCAGGGCGCTACGCTGATCATGTCTTACGCCTTCGACCACATCAAAGGTGTAACCACTGCGCGTTTCACCACTCTGTACGGTTGCTCTGTACTGGTTCCTGAATATACGGGCATCGTTATTGCCGGGCAGTAATTTTGGTGGGGCTTCGGCCCCATTTTTATTGGGAGAAGACAATGGCACGAACAATGCTCTATAAGCCTGGCAACATGATCACCTGTGGTCAGTTTGCTGTCGATTACGTCATTGTTGATGACGAAGAAGTTAAATCTCACCTGAAAAAAGGCTGGGTAAAAACTCCTGAAGAAACCGCAATGAAGCAAAAAGTGGCTAAGGCGGAAGAAGATGGCGAAAACGAAGGGTGATCTCGTTCTTAAGGCTTTACGAAAAGCCGGGCTGTATTCCAATGCCACGTTGACAGATGCCGACCCTCAGGCAATAGAAGATGCCATTAATGACCTCGAAGACATGATGGCAGCATGGCAGGCGAAAGGTATCGAGCTTGGATATCAGTTTGCTGATACAGAAAACGGCATCATGCCGTTACCTGACGATGATTCAGGTATCCCTGCATGGGCAAATGATGGCGTCGCTTTGAAACTCGCTGTGCAAGTGTGCATGGATAACGTCATTCAGCCGTCAGATGCTCTCCTTACCGCTGCTGACAGCGCATATCAGACAATCTGCATCGCTTTAACCAAAATACCACCACTTGAGCGGCGAAATGACATGCCTCGCGGTAGTGGTAACAAAAGCGCGTTTACGTGGAATCGGTTTTACATCGAGAAAGATGATCCGAGTACGTGAGGTGAATAAATGCCGATTCAGCAACTTCCGCTTATGAAAGGTGTCGGCAAAGACTTTCGAAACGCCGACTATATCGACTATCTGCCAGTTAATATGCTGGCTACACCCAAAGAAATCCTCAACAGCAGCGGATATCTTCGCTCATTCCCGGGCATTGCCAAACGTTCTGATGTGAACGGTGTATCGCGCGGCGTCGAGTACAACATGGCGCAGAGTGCTGTTTATCGCGTGTGTGGTGGCAAACTGTACAAAGGAGAAAGCGAGGTTGGTGATGTCGCCGGAAGTGGTCGTGTATCAATGGCGCATGGTCGGACATCACAGGCGGTAGGCGTTAATGGTCAACTGGTCGAGTATCGCTATGATGGCACGGTTAAAACCGTCTCAAACTGGCCTACAGACAGCGGATTCACGCAGTATGAGTTAGGTTCTGTTCGTGACATTACGCGCTTACGCGGGCGTTATGCGTGGTCAAAAGACGGTACTGATTCATGGTTTATCACTGATCTTGAAGACGAATCGCATCCTGACCGTTACAGCGCACAATATCGTGCCGAGTCTCAGCCGGACGGCATCATCGGTATCGGGACATGGCGAGACTTCATCGTCTGCTTTGGTTCATCGACGATTGAATATTTCTCCCTGACTGGTGCAACCACCGTTGGTGCTGCTTTGTATGTCGCCCAGCCATCGCTGATGGTGCAGAAAGGCATTGCCGGGACCTACTGCAAAACGCCGTTTGCTGACTCGTATGCGTTCATCAGCAATCCGGCAACAGGTGCGCCGTCTGTATACATCATCGGCTCCGGTCAGGTATCACCAATCGCCAGCGCGAGCATTGAGAAAATCCTCCGCTCCTACACTGCTGATGAACTGGCTGATGGCGTGATGGAGTCTCTGCGATTTGATGCTCATGAGTTGCTGATTATCCACCTTCCGCGTCATGTCCTCGTGTACGACGCATCTTCAAGCGCCAATGGCCCGCAATGGTGTGTGTTGAAAACTGGCTTGTATGACGATGTGTACCGCGCTATCGACTTCATTTACGAAGGCAATCAGATAACGTGCGGCGATAAGCTGGAGTCCGTGACCGGGAAATTGCAGTTCGATATCAGCAGTCAGTATGGTCTTCAACAGGAACACCTGCTGTTTACTCCGTTGTTCAAAGCGGATAACGCCAGAGTGTTCGACCTTGAGGTTGAGTCGTCAACTGGCGTTGCGCAGTATGCTGACCGCCTTTTTCTCTCTGCAACCACTGACGGCATCAATTACGGGCGTGAGCAGATGATTGAGCAGAATGAACCGTTCGTTTACGACAAACGTGTTTTGTGGAAGCGAGTAGGGCGCATCAGGAAAAACATTGGCTTCAAATTGCGCGTTATCACGAAGTCACCTGTCACTCTGTCTGGTGCTCAGATAAGGATTGAGTAATGGCGGATTCGAATCTCAATACACCTGTTATTGTTCGGGCGACGCGGCTCGATACATCAATCCTTCCACGCAATATCTTCTCGCAGTCGTATCTGCTTTACGTTATTGCACAGGGTGCTGATGTTGGTAATGTGGCGAACAAGGCCAACGAGGCCGGACAAGGCGCTTTTGATGCACAGGTCAGGAACGATGAGCAGGATGTGATTCTGGTTGATCACGAAATTCGACTGGCATCGGCTGAAGCGAAGATACAGGACCACGAAACAAGGATCACTAACGCAGAAGCGGCGATAGTCGGCCTTGATTCGCGATTAACGACAGCAGAAAACGATATTGATTATCTGACGGATGAAGTTGTCGCCATTCAAAACACGCTTTCAGACCATGAGACGCGCATCGATGCTCTTAAGTATGCCACTACTCGCAAGAAATCAGAGGTTGTTTACTCTGGCGTATCTGTAACTATCCCGACAGCGCCGACCAACCTTGTTAGCCTGCTGAAAACGCTCACGCCGTCATCCGGCACGTTGGCACCATTCTTCGACACCGTTAACAACAAGATGGTTGTGTTCAACGAGAACAAAACCCTGTTCTTCAAGCTGTCGATTGTCGGGACGTGGCCCAGCGGAACCGCCAACAGGTCAATGCAGCTAACTTTTTCCGGCTCTGTTCCTGACACACTGGTAAGCAGTCGCAACTCGGCGACAACAACCGACAACATCCTGTTAGCTACGTTCTTTAGCGTTGATAAAGACGGCTTTCTTGCCACAAATGGCAGTACGTTAACCATCCAGTCAAATGGTGCGGCGTTTACTGCCACAACCATCAAGATAATCGCGGAGCAGTGATGATTCAGTTCAAACCAACGCGAAACATCGACCTGATCGAAGCAGTCGGAAATCACCCTGACATTATTGCCGGGAGCAACAACGGTGATGGATACGACTACAAACCTGATTGCCGTTACTTTGAGGTGAACGTGCACGGACAGTTCGGCGGCATTGTTTACTATCAGGAGATTCAGCCGCTAACCTTTGATTGCCACGCCATGTACCTGCCAGAGATTCGCGGCTTCAGCAAGGAAATCGGTCTGGCGTTCTGGCGATACATTCTGACTAACACCACCGTTCATTGCGTCACATCGTTCGCTGCACGCAAATTCCGCCACGGGCAGATGTACTGCGCAATGATTGGCCTTAAGCGAGTAGGAACCATCAAGAAATACTTCAAAGGCGTGGATGACGTGACATTTTACAGCGCCACACGCGAAGAACTAATCGACTTCCTGAATCACGGGAGATAGCCATGTTATATGCATTTAAGCTGGGCAGAAAACTGCGCGGCGAGGAACCTTATTGCCATGAAAAAGGCGGGAAAGGTGGCAGTTCTGATAAAAGCGCAAAGTATGCCGCAGAAGCTCAGAAGTATGCCGCAGACCTGCAAAATCAGCAGTTCAATACCATCATGAACAACCTGAAGCCGTTTACTCCTCTGGCTGGGAAGTATGTCGGCAGCCTTGAGAACTTATCGTCTCTGGAAGGGCAAGGTCAGGCACTTAACCAGTATTACAACTCTCAGCAGTATAAAGATCTTGCTGGTCAGGCTCGCTATCAGAGTCTGGCTGCAGCGGAAGCAACAGGTGGATTGGGTTCCACCGCAACCAGTAATCAGTTAGCAACAATCGCACCAACGCTTGGTCAGCAATGGCTATCTGGACAAATGAACAATTACAACAACCTGGCAAATATCGGTCTTGGCGCTCTTCAGGGACAGGCAAACGCCGGGCAAACATATGCCAACAACATGAGTCAGATTTCACAGCAAAGCGCGGCGCTGGCTGCGGCAAACGCCAACCGACCGTCAGCATTGCAGCAGGGGGTTAGTGGTGCTGCATCCGGTGCACTTTTGGGTGGTGGCATAGCCAGTGCTCTCGAGCTATCAACTCCGTGGGGTGCTGGTATCGGTGCTGGTCTTGGTCTGCTTGGCTCGTTGTTTTAAGGGGTAATCAATGGCTACGTGGCAACAGGGTATTAATTCTGGTGGATTTCTTGCTGGCATCGGTGCGCAAAATGAGAATGCGCCAAAGGCAAGCGACATTAACGCAACGCTTGGTCTGATCCGCGAAAACAATGAACTGGCTCGCTCAGGTGCAAATAACGTTGGCCTGACCGCGTTACGTGGTCTGGCTGGAGTTGCTGATATTTACAATCAGGAACAGCAACAGAAAGCTATTAGTGCGTTCAATAAGGTTCACGCTGATGCATGGGCTTCTGGTGATCCATCGGGACTATTTAAGTTTGCCCAGGAAAATCCAGCGTTTGTTGCACAGGCACAACAGGCGTTTTCAGGTCTTAATGAGCAGCAACGCAACGATATGGGCGATTTAGCCATGAGGGCTAACGTCGCTCTTTCTCAGGGACCGGAAGCCTACAGTAAATTCATTACTGACAACAAGGACAGGTTAAATCGCGTTGGTGCTAATGCTGACTGGATGATTCAGACAGGTATCCAGAATCCAGAGCAGCTATCACACATGCTGACTACTATGTCTCTCGGTGCGCTTGGACCAGAAAAGGCGTTTGCTGTTCAGGATAAGATGGTTGGTCGCCAGCAGGAGCAGCAAAGAATTAACGAAACCATTCGCAATAATGACATGACGAATGCGAGGGCTATTAGGGGGCAAAACCTTTCCTATCAGTCTGCAATGACCGGACACGGACTTGCAGCAGAAAGACTGGCACTTGATAAGCAGAAATTCGGTTTTGAAGTACAACAGGCACAAAAGAAGGCCGAGGAACTTATTAATGCTGCGCCAAAATTATCAGTGAACATGGAAAAGGCTATAGAAAAATCAGCAGGTGATGCGGCAGCTAGTCGTAATGCTGCCGATTCAATGACAACGCTTGCTGACACGCTTGAGAAGGAGAAGCCAACTCCTGGTTTGTTCGGTAACGCTGAAAATATGTTCACTAAGCTTACGGGGCAAGATAACTACCTCCGAGATATGCGGATTAGATTCAACCAACTAGCCAATGCGCAGGCAACCAAGCTTCTCCCTCCCGGCCCTGCATCAGATAAGGATATTGAGTTTGCAAGGAAAGGCATTCCAAGCGAAACGGATAATCCAATGGTCATGGCTCGATGGTTAAGGGGTATGGCAAAAATGGAAAGTAATAACGCGAAGTTCAACGAGTTTAGGTCAGAGTGGATGAGTGCAAATGGCAGCCCAGGACAATCTGATCGCAACCGAAACATCATGGGGATGGATGTTAAGAAGGGTGAATCATTGAACTCTGCGGCAAAACGCTTTCTTTCCTCAAGTTATGGCGATAGCCAACCTCAACAGCAATTGTCCGATGACGAATTAATTAGCAAATATCTCGGAGGGCAGTAATGGCCTATAGTCGTGAACAGTTGATGACAGCATTAAGGAACGCTGATGCGGCAGGCGATACAGAAGGAGCGCGTCGCATTGCTCAGATTCTGTCCTCCAGTAATCAACCAACTCAAAACCAAAAGCAGCCTGTAGAACAGCAAGATGGATTTATGTCTGACCTCGGCGAAGCAGTAAAAGAAACTGGTCGCGGACTGGTGCAGGCTGGTGTAAATGTGGCAAATATACCAGCATCAGTTGCCGATGCTGTAACAAGCGCGGCGGCATGGGCTGGCGGTAAACTCGGTATTGGCGATGGAACATATCAACCAGCGCCACGAGTAACAACTCAGGGATTAGAGCAGGCGTTTGGACTTCAGCAAGGTGCTCTGACTCCACAAACGACAGAAGGTAGGGTGTTTGCGGAGGCATTGCCTTACCTGGCTACTGTTGGCGTTGGCGGCGCTTCAACTCAGGCGCCAACACTTGCTGGTCGAATTACTCAAGGCGCAACCCGTCTTCTGGCAGAAAACGCAGTCGGATCGCTCGCCGCAAACAGTGAGAAAAATGATGCGGGAAAACTGGCAACAGATATAGGTGTTGGCATGCTAACAGGTGGTGCTGTTAATACTGTTGCAAAAGGGCTTGAGCGTGGAATAACTGCCTTTAAAGGTGATATTGCACCAGAAGTGGCGAAGAAAATTGCCACATCAGAATCGATGGGCGTGACACCAATGACATCTGATGTAATCCCGCCGAAAAATGCTTTCACTCGTGGTCTTACTCAGGATGCTGAGGGGGCTTTGCTGGGAACAGGCTCAAAGCGAGCTGAGCAGTATGCAAAAAGAAGTCAGCTAGTTAAAAAACAGCTTGAGAAATATGGTGAATATAGCCCATCAGTTGTTGTTGACGATCTGTATGGTTCTCTGAAGTCAAGGAAGGATTCAGCCGGAAGCGTTATTGAAGACATTACAACTAAAATGGGAGATACACCTGTTGACACATCAAAATCCATTAAGGTTATCGACAACGTGCTTACCAGGGCTAACAGGCTTGGGAAAGTGGCAAATAAGGATTTGATTCGCGGGCTATCCGATTTGCGAGAAGAACTTGCTAAACCAGATGTAGATTTTGGACTATTGAGAGAGTTGCGGTCAGCATTAAGGGAAAGTATTCAGGGAGATGCCATGGTTTTTCCTAATAGCGCGAAAGCCGCAACTGATGCCGTGGAGAGGGCAATGGGTTCAGATTTGAGGAATAACGCAGCACGGTATTTGGGGGCTGGAGAGGCTGCCAGATACGTCAAAGCAAACTCTGACTACTCCAACGTATTCAATAAGGTTCTCAATAAAAGGATTGCGAACAATCTCAACAAAGCTAAAAAAGAGTTTACTCCAGAGCTAATAAACAGCGTTGTATTCAGCAGAAAACCATCAGATATTAAGAGGATATGGCCTGCTCTTAGTGAAGATGGAAAGAACGCTATGCGTGCTGCTTATATTAGCAAGATTGCAGAAAAGGCAGGAGACTCGCCAACAAAATTTCTTACCGAGTTAAATAAGTTGAAGTCGCAATCTGACGGTCAGATCTATAACACGATATTCAGTGGGAGACACATGAAAGAGCTTGATGCTCTTCATGAAGTTCTACAGCAAACAGCAAGGTCAGACATCGCAAATGTTGTAACTCAGACAGGGCAATCGCAAGCCAACAGGATAAGGACGATTGGCGCAACTGCGACTCTTGGGGCAACACTGGCGCTTGAATCTGGTTTCGGTGCAATCATGCGCTTGTATGAGTCCAAAGCAGCAAGGAATGCTCTCTTACGTCTGGCAAACACCAAAGCAGGAACGCCAGCCTATGAAAGAACGCTGAATAACGCTGCGAATGCCATCAGGCCGCTGCTTGCCACTGAGGCAACACAGCAGTAACGTATGGGAAATTGGATTCAATCGCTAACATTTTCTTTTTACTTTTCCAACAAAAGCTTTGGTTGAATCCATATTTCCATAACCGGAAATGGTTTTTGACATTAAAACTGTTCCAGTAGGATGTATTACCCATGAGTCGATAACGCGTTGAGTTTCGCCATTCGCGCCGATTCCTATGATGGAGTTTTTAGACAATGCTTTGTAAGCCATGCCGCCCGCATCTGTCCCAGAATATGTGATGCTGGCATCTTCACCGTTTGTCTTAATGATGAATGTTCCACTAAAACCATCTTCTTCCGGATGGAAATTATTTCGTTCTGAATAGCTTATTCCGCGCATATCTCCAACGACCCAGCACTCTGCTGTAGCCCCAAAAGATATGAATAAGAACATAGCAGTAAGAAATTGCTTCACACCAACCTCCTTAGTTTTGCTCAGGATACCATGAAAAAAGTTAACATTGGAAACGTACCAAAGATGCTCGTTCCGCTCTTTGAGAGCGGTATAATTGTGTTTTGTAGAGACTTTCCAGAATGGCAACGCCTGCATCAAAAACTTGGCGTTGACGTGCATGACTCGGACGCCAACGGAGCGTCTCATACAGTGAGTAGCGAGAATGGTGTTTTGCATGTGATAGGCGTGTTCAATGGCAAACTATCTACTATTGCCCATGAGTGCGCTCACATGGCATTCGATATCTGCTCAAGGGTAGGTGTTGATGTTGAACCAGGAAGAGCCAACGAGACTTACTGCTACTTAATGAGCAGGCTTGTTGAGTTCTGCGAGCGACATATCAAAAAGCCGGAGTGACCCGGCTTGATTATTACTTTTTGCTGTCTGGAGTTCGCTTATCCAATACCCAGCCATGACCTGGCTTTGTTGTTGGTGGAAGCCTTTCGTTGTCCTTGACGGTTGCAAAATTGTCTTTCTTACCGCCGCGTGGGCCAACTTCTTGGTATATTCCGCCGTTTTTTCCTGTGTTTTCACCTGGTTTTTTCGCCATGATATACCTCAACATACACCCGTTATTGGGCGATTAAATATTGATCTCATTTTATAAGTAGTCAATATGGCCCAGGTAAATGCAAAAATTAACCCACCTTCAGGTGGGTTTTTTGTACAAATCCTTCAGCGTTTCAAACACCATCTTCTTAACAATTTCTGCTTGCTGATCAGCCATGCGTTCTGCTTCGTCACGGTAACCTGCAATCGGTGATGGTTTTGATAGCGCATCCTGAACGATTTGTAATAACTCAGAGTTCATTAACCTTCCGTTAGCCTCGGCTCTTAATTTCAATTTTTCTCTTACTTCCAAAGGCATACGGAAGTTAAAGTGCGGATCATCTCTAGCCATGCCATCACTCCAAGTTAGTATCTCTAACTTTCGTCTTTATTGTTGCCATACATGCATTTCAACTTCTCAACATCATGTTCAAGATCTATCAATCGTGATGCTATAGTTGCAAGGTCTAGTGCTTGAATGTGTTTATTTTTTTCGGTCCATGCTTCAAGTGCAGCGACCATCTCAGCATTTAATGAACGAGAATTAGCCTCAGCCAGTTCAATAAGACGTTCCTTTATCTCTACAGGAAGCCTCAGATTCACTTGAGGGTTTTTGTACTTACGATCAGACATCGGCACACCCTGAATAATTTTTTACCACAGGATATGTAGGTGTCTATTGACTATCAATGCGTACCTAAATACTATGTATGCGTACCACATACAGCGGAGGATGCAATGAAGGTAAAAACACTGCGTATGCCAGAGAAGTTAGAAAAAATCCTTGAAGAGAAAGCAAAGGAAGAGTGTCGATCGTTTAGCGCAGAAGTAATTAAACGGGTGCTGGACAGCTTGAAGAGAGAGGGGGTGATGGTATGAGTAAAGAATGTTGTTTCTGCGGCATTAGCGAATCAGACGCTGATCAAACATACATTTACTCTAAAGAAACAGGTCGGATGCTGTGTAGTGACTGCGTGTTGGACATCATAAGATACAAGCATCTTGGATGTTCTGCCAGCATTAGCAATATAGGTGAAGTATACGAAGGGAAAGATATAACTGATAGAGCAGAAAGTTGAAGCCCCAACTGCGGGAACAGTCAGGGCTTCGGTATCAACAAAACTTACGAGGTATTATTGATATGTCAAGCTTAGCAAAGTCAACTGTAAATTGCACTAATAGCATCATCATTTCTGACGTCAAGATTCATATGGATTCAGAGGGTCGTTACTCGCTTAATGACCTTCATGTAGCGTCTGGAAAGGAGGAAAAACATCAGCCAGCTTTCTTCATGCGTAGAAATGAAACTATTGAATTGATTAATGAAATTTTTAATTCTGCGGATATGCAGAATAAGAATCCCGTCATTTCTAAGAAAGGTAGATATGGTGGAACATACGTGTGCAAGGAGCTTGTTTACTCCTACGCCATGTGGATTAGCGCAGCATTTGCGCTGAAGGTTATCCGCGCATATGACGCAATGGTTACTGCCACACAAGAGAGGAAGGCTATTGGCGGTAAAACTTCAGTAGCTGAACGCACGCCGCTACGAGATGCAGTAAACATGCTGGTAGGAAAGAAAGGACTTCGCTATGACGATGCATACAATATGGTTCATCAGCGTTTTGGTATTGACAGCATTGATGAACTTTCAATTGAACAAATCCCGCTGGCCGTAGAGTACATCCACAGGGTAGTGCTTGAAGGTGAATTCATCGGCAAACAAGAGAAGAAAACCAACGAGCTTTCTGCAAAAGAAGCAAACAGCCTTGTATGGTTATGGGATTATGCCAACCGCTCACAGGCGTTATTCCGCGAACTGTATCCGGCGCTAAAACAAATTCAATCGAACTATTCCGGCAGATGTCATGACTGCGGTTATGAGTTCTCCCGTATTATCGATATGGCGAGAGATGTTTTAATCAACCATACACGAGATGTTGATATTAATGAGCCAGACGGACCAACGAATCTTTCCGCATGGATGAGACTTAAGAATAAAGAATTACCTCCTTCAGTACATAACTACTGACAGATAACCAACGCAACGACCCAGCTTCGGCTGGGTTTTTTTATGCCCAAAATTCACCGTAGCCATGCTGCGGCGATTCCTTGTATCTGGAGCAAATTAAATGACAGATATCACCGCAAATGTTGTGGTAAGCATGCCTTCGCAACTCTTCACTATGGCTCGTTCTTTTAAAGCCGTAGCCAATGGTAAAATTTATATCGGTAAAATTGACACTGACCCGGTAAATCCTGAAAACCAGATTCAGGTTTATGTGGAGAACGAAGATGGCTCTCACGTTCCTGTTTCGCAACCAATCATCATTAACGCTGCTGGCTACCCTGTATATAACGGACAGATTGCTAAGTTCGTTACTGTACAAGGGCATTCTATGGCTGTTTATGATGCGTACGGTGCTCAGCAGTTCTATTTTTCGAATGTGCTGAAGTATGACCCTGACCAACTCAGGCAAGATCTTGCATCTCAAGGAGGTGTTAATCTGGTAAACGGAGCTATCTCACAGGAAGATCTTGTTTTGCAGTCGATCACAAAAATTCCAAGTTATGATAATTCTAACGTAGTCCAGGCGTGGCGCGATAGTGTTGCGACCTACGGGTATGTTTACTTCTCTAATCATTCAAAAAATCAGATGGTGTACACCGTACCGTCTACAGCTGCTAACGCTTCTTTCCTTGCGAACAGTAAAGTAATCATTGATAAAAATGTCACCCTGAGATTCGACAGTGATCTGTACTCACTGTTTAAATCGTTGCAGTACGAGGGGGAGGGTACGTTTGAATTTACGCACCTGAACTTTAAAGCAACCGGTGGAGAAGTGGATTATCTGGCTAAGCAGGCCATCCTCAACCGAAACCCTATTCGCATGAAGCGAGTGGAATGGTCAGATTGTAAAGTTTATTCCATAAATGGTGACACGTTCTTCTGTGAAGGTGAAGTCACCATATCCTCAGATAGCGCAGCTATCTTCCCCTTAACTATTGACCGTACAACAGGCCTGTTCGCACCAATAGATATTGGAGAGCATATTTCTGCACATATTCGTATGGAATCTCAGGCCGCCTCAGAAGTTGGG